ATCTTTCCTAAGAGCTGACACAATGAAGCGCCTAGAGGCATTAGAGAAAATGATTAATCTAGGTTTAATTGATGTGGAAGAAGCAAAGGAAATGGAACAAATGACACCTAACGGAAGAGAAACAGAAGATGAAACTTACATTCAGTAGCCAGATAGAAGCTGCCGATGGCGAGCGTAGAGTTATCGCTGGCAAGATCGTACCTTTTGAAGAGGTAGGCAATACTTCCGTTGGTAAGGTTGTATTTGCTAAGGGATCAATTGCAATAGGCGATCCTGGCAAAATTAAAATGCTTATGCAACACTCAGCAGAGCGCCCAATAGGTCGTATGCAAAAATTTAATGAAGAACAAGATGGCATTTACGCTAGCTTCAAAATTAGCGCTAGCATGGCTGGCCAAGAAGCAATTATTCTTGCAAGTGAGCAATTAATTGACGGCCTGTCTGTAGGTGTAGATGTAAATAAATCAATACAGAAAAAAGATTATTTATATGTAACCAGTGCTACCTTGCGTGAAGTCAGCCTGGTCGAATCCGCAGCCTTTGGCGAAAATGCAAAGGTAACTAAAGTTGCTGCTAGTGAAAACGAAGCAGAGGACACAAACCAAACAACAGAAAGCGAGGCTCCTGTGGAAGATTTAGCAACAGCGCCACAAGAAGCAAAGGCAGAGGCTGCTACTCCTACAGTAGAAGCTGCTCGCCCAACAATTACAGCACCACTAATTCAAACAACTATACGTACGCCAATTACTTCTATGGCTGCATATACAGAGCACAAGATTAAGGCTGCTCTAGGCAACGATGATTCAAAACTATACGTAGCCGCAGCTGATGATTCATTTGCAACTAACCCTGCATTTAATCCAACACAATACCTAAGCGAGTTTGTAACAAACACACGTTTTGGTACACCTGCTATTGATGCATGTTCACAAGGCACACTACCAACTTCAGGTATGACAATTTCAGTACCATCTTTGGTTACATCCGTTGGTGGCGGAAATGGTGTAGCACCAGAAGTAACTGTAGAAGCAGAGGCTGGAGCAGTACAGAACACAGGTATGGAAACCCAATACCTAACAGCTAACGTATCTAAGTACTCAGGTATGAACACACTTTCAGTTGAATTGTTAGAGCGTTCAGATCCAAACTTCTATGCAGAACTTACAAAGCAACTTGAGTATGCATATTTGAAGCGCCTAGATCAAACTGTACTTGCAGCTTTGATCCAAGCATCTGCTAACGCAACAAACACATCTGCAGACCTAGACGGAATTATTGATTTCGCAGCAGAATCAGCAGAAAACATTTACAAGAACACTGGCTATTTTGCACAGAATTACATTGCTAACCCAGCACAATGGGGTGCATTAATTTCTGCTCAAGATACCACTAAGCGCCCAGTGTTTACTGCTTTGCAGCCGATGAACGCAGCTGGACAGGTATCAACAGGATCTATTCGTGGAAATGTATTAGGACTTGATCTATACGTAGACAAGAACTTCACTGCATCGACATTTGATGATGATTCAGCGATTATCCTTGCACCAGAAGCATTCACTGTATATCGCTCAGCACAAAACTTCATGTCTGTAAACGTAGTATCAAACCTACAAGTACAGGTAGCAATTTACGGCTACATGGCAACATTAGCCAAAATGCCTAACGGAATCTATAAGTTCAAAAAGACCTAATAAACCCGTTTAACAATTAATAATCCCCTGGGGTTTAGTAGCCCTAGCCCTGGGGGAGCTTTTTAAGAGAGGAATACAATGCCAGCCACATATGTAACAACAGCCGAGTTACGCTCAAACCTTGGTATAGGTACTTTGTATTCTGATGCAACAGTTGAGGAAGTCTGTCAAACATCCGAAGATTTAATTAATCAGTATTTATGGTTTAACACTGCACCAGTAGTAGGCACTGCATTACAGGATAATGTTGCAACTCTTATGCTTGCAAGTCCTAACGCATTTGCTGCTAGCCAATCAATAGTGGTAAGTGGTTGTGGATCTGTTTTTAATGGCACACATACAATTACAGGTACAATCCCACCTACAACTGGCACCACTAGCCTAATCCCAGTATTTATGTATAACTATGGCCAAGTTAATTATCCTAATGGCTATTCATTTGTGCAATATAACAAAACTGCAGCAAATCAAACTTTCCACAAAGTAGTACCTTATGGCGTAGCCACAGGCCCAGACCACAAGACCCAAGCTTATGCGAGCACCCCTGCAATCCGAGAAGCGGCCATGATCGTAGCCGTAGATATCTGGCAATCTAGACAAGTTAGCCAGACGGGTGGGGTCGGTATGGATGGGGTCAGTGCTAGCCCTTATCGGATGGGTTATCAGCTGATTAACCGAGTGCGTGGCCTCATTCAGCCGTATTCATCACCTGCATCATTGGTGGGATAATGCCAGCCGCAATAACCACATTACGTAGCACATTAGCGACAACACTTGCCAATGCTGGCGTGTGGTCAGTATTTAGTTTTCCCCCAAGTACTCTGCTCGCCAATGCAGTAGTAATAACCCCGGGCGATCCTTACATAACACCATCTAACAATGATGAAATAAGTGTTAATCCGTTGGCAACTTTTAGAATACTCATTACAAAACCAGCATTAGACAATCAAGGCAACCTGGCTGGTATGGAAGATTACATTTTGGCGGTAGTAACTAAATTGGCTGCTGCTACTTATCAAATGAATATATCTAGCGTTTCTGCACCAGCAATAGTTAATGCAGCTAGTGGCGACTTGCTAGTATCAGAAATTACTGTATCAATCCTAACGAGTTGGAGTTAAAATGGCATACAAAGGATTAACAGAAGAAGAAAAGAGCTTTCTGGCCAAGACAGGTCAGATTACACACACACCAGTAGCGGTTAAAAAACCTGCTTACAAAAAAGAAGAGGAGCAAGACTAATGGCCGTATTTTTATCCAATGGTGCGGTAGTTACTCTTAACAGTGTTGATATCTCAGCATATGTAACAGGGGTTACTATTAACCGCAGTTTTGATGAATTAGAAATTACAGCAATGGGCGACACAGCTCACAAGTTTGTTAAAGGACTAGAGGCATCAACAATTACCCTAGACCTGCTTAACAATGATGCAGCAAGCGGCACAGGTGCAGTTACTGCAACCTTAGCAGCGGCATGGGGTACAACAGTGCCACTAGTTATCAAGCGTTCTAACGCAGCAATCAGCACTACAAACCCAGAGTATCAAACTACAGTTTTGGTAAACAATACTCAAGACCTAAATGGTGCTGTTGGCGACATATCAACACAAAGCATTACATTTACCTGTAACTCAGTTATAGTAGTAGATACAACACCTTAATTAAGGAGAAATAATGGCAAAGCTAAAGATAACAAGGGCTAATGGTGAAGTTACAGAGCACAAGATAACACCAGGTGTCGAGTACGCTTTCGAGTTAAAGTACGGATCAGGTATTAGTAAAGTCCTACGTGAGCATGAACGTCAGACCGAGATTTACTGGTTAGCACATGAATGTTTACGTAGGGCTAACGTAACTGTACCTGTATTTGGTATCGAGTTTATAGACAGCTTAGATACTGTAGAGGTATTAGACGAAGAAAAAAAATAGCGCAGCGGGATTCAACACTTTATACGATAGCCAGCCTATCTGTAGAACTAGGGATTCCGCCTAGCGAGTTTATCAATATGGATGCTGAAATGCTTAGGGCAATAATCCAGGTGCTTTCAGATAGAGCTAAGGAGATCAAAAATGCCAGTAGAAATCGTCGGCGTTAAAGATGTCATTAATGGCTTAACCTTTATTGATGAAGATATGTATAGACGTGTTAAAGCAGCCGTAGAACCCGTTATGAAGGGTGTAGAAGCTAAGGCTAAAGGATTTGTAGTGGGCAATAATGAAGTGCTATCAGGCTGGTCTAAGCCAATATCATCTACTGTCGATTATCGCCCATTTCCTAAATATGATGCAGCTACTGTCCGTGGTGGTATTGGATTCAAAGAGGGTCAAAACCGCAGATTCAGTAATGGTTATACAGTTGAAAGTTATGTTTACAATATAAGCGCCGCTGGTCGCATTTATGAAACCGCAGGTAGATTAAACCCACAAGGTAGAGCGCCATTTACTTCTGTTGCAGAAGGTGGCGGCACAATGGCATTTAAGCAATCAGGTAGCAGAAAAAATAGAAGCAGGTCTACATCTGCATATAATTCTAATAATCCGTTTGCTGGCTATCAGTTTGTTACTGATTTACCAACACTCACATCTCAGCCTAAAGTTAAAGGCGCTAGAGGTGGTGGTCGCAAGACTAAAGGCCGCTTGATTTACAAAGCATGGGCGCAAGATAGTGGTGATATTTATGGCGTAATTGTAAAGGCTATTAACGCTACAGTTACACACTTTAATAAGACTACAGACAAGAAGGTTGCATAATGGCCAATATAGTCGTATCGGCACTCAGCACCTTTAATAACAAAGGCCTTAAAAAAGGTAAGAAAGAAATCAGTGCTTTTGAAAAGCAAGTTAAAACCTTTGGCCGCACCTTTGCCGCAGCATTTTCAGTAACAGCATTAACTAGATTTAGTAGAGAAGCAGTAAAGGCTTTTGCAGCTGATGAGAAGGCCGCTAAGTCATTAGAGATTCAGTTAAGAAATACAGGTTATCAATTTAGCGCACCTGGCGTTGAATTATACATAGATAATTTACAGAGAGCCACTGGCGTATTAGATGATGAATTACGCCCAGCATTTCAGCAATTACTAACAGTAACAGGCTCAATTACTAAGAGCCAAGATGCCCTAAATACTGCTATGGATGTATCGGCTGCTACTGGTCGATCATTAACACAAGTTACTACAGCCTTATCACGTGCTTACGCTGGCAATACTACAGGCCTTAGCAGGTTAGGTGCTGGCCTAGATAAGAGCTTGCTAAAGGCTGGCAACATGGACGATATTATGGCCGAACTTAATAACAAGTTTTCAGGCCAAGCCGCAGCTAGATTAGATACGTATGCTGGAAAGATGGATTTATTAACAGTAGCCACAGCTAATGCCCAAGAGATAATCGGTAAAGGTTTATTAGATGCATTATCTCAATTAGGTAATGATAAAAGCATTGCAGGTGTAACTAATAACATGGAAGATTTTGCTACTGCCACTAGCGAGGTATTAGTTGGGTTAGGTAAAGTAGTAGGTAAATTAAAAGAGATCACAAATATCCCAGGTATAGATGGATCATTTTTAAGAAACGTACCTGGCATTGGTGCAGTGCTAAGAGCTACAGAAGCATTAAGGGGCGCAGGTCGCCAGCAAACAGATAGAGGTGGTTTAGAAAGAACCGCAGGTAGAGTTAATGCTCAACAAAGAAAACAAGAAGAACGAGCAATTAAAAACTCTGTTGCATTACGAAAGGCAGAGAACGACCTATTAAAGAAAAAAACAGCTGTAGATCAGTTAAAAGATAAATTTGATGTGGAGCGCATAGGCTTATTGGTAGCCTTAAATGAAGCAACAGATAAAGAAACGAAATTACGTATAGAAGCACAGTTTGCTATATTAGATAACAATGAAGCTTTGGCTAAAAAGATAATAGCCGAAATGAATGCGGCTAAAGCTGCGGAAGAATTAACTGAGGCATTTAGAAAAGCAATTAGAGATTTATTAGATAATGTTAAACCTAGCGTAGATAAATTAAAAGAATTAAGCATGGGTGCATTACGTTCAGAAACTAGAATGATTCTTGATTATGCTGCACCAGCCGTAAGCGGATTACAACAATTAATAGCACCTACTCAGCCAGGCACTTTTGAAGATTTAAGAGGTAGCATATCTGGATTACTAGAACAATCTAGACCTAGCGTTACAGGACTTCAAGAATTGTTAACAGGAATACAGCGAACCTCATCACCTACAATTAATTTAACAGTAGATGCTAGTGGTGATAAATTAAGCCAGGCTATTGCAGAAAGCATCCAACTAGCTGGACGTAATGGTTATAGCACAGTACCAGCTGGATTTATAGTATGACAGTACCAGTAATCAATGCTGTAATTAACTTTAGCACTGGCCCTAGTTTTGCACAGAGCCTTATATTGGGATCAGGCATATTAGGCACTAACGTATTAGCAGATTCGGCAGCTGTAATTGTAGATGTATCCAATCAAGTAAACAGAATAGAAACTAATAGAGGCCGTACTGCGCTTAGTGATGAGTTTCAAACAGGTTCACTTACTCTACGCATAACAGATCAAAATGGCGATTTTAATCCACAAAATGTATCAGGGCCTTATTACAATTTATTAACACCTATGAAAAAAGTACAGATTACTGCTACCTACAATGCAGTAACTTATCCCATATTCGCAGGATACATTACAAGTTATGTTACTACTTACCCAGATGATGGCGAAGGTGTAGCAATTACTACCATACAAGCTGTAGATGCTTTTAGATTAGCCCAGTTAGCACAGATAAGCACAGTGGCTGGCACTAGCGCTGGTCAATTATCGGGCGCACGTGTGGACGATATTTTAGATCAGATTTCATGGCCAGCATCTCAACGAGATATTGATCCAGGTCTTACTACATTGCAGGCAGATCCCGGCACTAACCGCACAGCATTACAAGCACTATTTACTGTAGCCAATTCCGAATATGGTGCTATTTATGTTGATGCCGATAATAACTTTGTATTTCAAGATAGAGGTGTAACGGCTAGCTCTATTGGTGGCACACCTACAGTGTTTGCAGATGATGGATCTGGTATATCTTACTTTGATGCAACCTGGATATTAAATGACGTACTTATATTTAACAAAGCCACTATTACTAGAGTTGGTGGTAGCCCACAGGTCGCCCTAAATCAAGCCAGCATAGATAAATACTTTTTGCATAGTTACTTTTTAGATAACCTATTAATGCAATCAGATGCTGTAGCCCTAGATTATGCCAGGGCTTATATAGCTTCTAGGCAAGAAACTTCTATCCGTGTGGATGCCATAGTTTTAGACCTATACACACCTAGTTACAACTCAGGCATAATCGCAGCTTTAGACTTAGATTTCTTTGATCCAATTACAGTTAAGACTACCCAGCCTGGTGGATCGCTTTTAGAGAAAACTCTACAGATTTTTGGGGTAAGAATGAACATAACCCCGAATAGTTGGAAAACCACGTTCACGACACTAGAGCCAGTTATAGATGCTTTTATCCTAGATGATAGCATTTATGGTACTTTGGGCTATAATGTCCTAAGTTACTAAGGAGTATAGATGGCTATAGGATTTCCAGTGAAAGACAATTACGTAACAGGCGAGGTATTGACCGCCGCCAATATGAACGATCTTTCTGGCACATTAAACACGCTAGAAAGCGCTGAATATGCAGCTGGTAAAAATAAGATCATCAATGGTGATTTTGGTATATGGCAAAGAGGCGCAGGTGCATTTACTTCCGATGGTGTTTATTCAGCAGACCGATACAATTTGGGATTGGGTGGTAGCGGCACTCTATCAGTAACTCGAGAAACTTTTACACCCGGAACTGCTCCAGTATCAGGTTATGAATCACAATATTTTATGCAAGCAGTAACAGCATCTACATCAGGCACAACTGATTACAAAATAGTTTCTCAATACATTGAGGATGTTCGTACTTTTGCTGGTCAAACTACAACATTTTCATTTTGGGCTAAAGCAGCATCAGGCACGCCTAAGATTGCTATTGAGGCATTCCAGAGTTTTGGTTCTGGTGGCTCGTCAAATGTATTTACTTATGGTGGACAAGTTACGCTTTCTACTTCCTGGACTCGTTACACATTAACTATTTCAATTCCTAGCGTTTCAGGAAAAACAATTGGCGCAAATTCTTTTCTAGGCATGCGTTTTTGGCTATCTGCTGGTTCAGATTTTAACTCTCGCACTGGTTCACTTGGCAACCAAAATGCAACATTTCAAATTTGGGGCGTTCAGCACGAACAAGGATCAACAGCCACTGCTTTCCAAACTGCAACTGGCACAATCCAGGGCGAGTTAGCCGCTTGCCAAAGGTATTACTACAGATTTGGCGGTGAAAATGCTTATACTTCAATGGGTATAGGTATGGCTTACAGTTCTACTAATGGCTATGCTTATGTTCAACATCCAGTAACAATGCGAACAGCACCATCCACAACAGTAGAATTTGGAAATCTTGCCGTTTATGATGGATTTTTAGTAACAGCAGTAACTTCTTTAACTTTAGCAACAGTTGAAAACGGCAAAAACCGAGCAGGTTTAGTTTTTACAGTAGCAAGTGGCGCTGTTCAAGGTAGAGTAAATCAGTTAATTGCAAACAACAATAGTGCTGGCTATGTCGGACTAAGTGCGGAGTTATGATAATGGAAAAAATTACACAAATTAAAGTTGAACAATTTGACGGCTCTAAATTAGATTATGTGATTATTGATAAAGGTAACGGAGATTTTGTTTCAATGCCTAAATCAACTTATGATGAAATGATTGCTAAGCAAGAAGAATTAGGCAGTGAGTAACAAACCCTGGCTGTGTGCAGCTGGTGTCCAGTTAAGAGATCAAATTGATACCTGGTATCCAGATCGCCGCACTACCAGTGATGGGTGGATTGGTGATGCTCGTCATTCCGCCACCAAATCGGATCATAATCCAGACGAACGCAGTGGATTCGTTGTCAGAGCCATTGATATTGATAGTCGTTTGGATTCATCCGAGCAGCTCTCGATATATCTGGCTGACCAGATCAGAGTCTGTGCTAAAACCGATAAGCGCATATCTTACGTAATCCATAATGGCTTTATTGCATCAAGAAGGTTCGGATTTAAGTGGCGGCGCTATAGGGGTATAAATCCGCACAAAAAACACATCCATTGTTCATTTACTAAAGCAGGCGATAAAGACGGCAAGCCGTTCAATATACCACTACTAGGGGGCAAGATATGAAGATAACCAAAAAGCAAAAAGCAATACTAAAATCCTATGCACGTGGGGTATTAGTATCTTTCTTAACATTTTTGGCAAGTAATGAATTAGGTTTAGACCCAGCACTGTCTGTAGTAGTTGCAGCACTTGCTGGTCCAGCAGCTAGGGCTTTAGACAAATCCGATAATGCTTATGGCATCGGTGCAGATGCGAAATGAGTCCGGCAGAATGGGCTGGCTTTGGCGCTGGCGTTATGGCCGTGCTATCAGGCGTGCTAATAGGATTACGTTTTTTAGTTAAAGGTTGGCTTAATGAGTTACGCCCTAATGGTGGCTCTAGCATGAAGGATCAATTAACTAGATTAGAACAGCGTGTTGATGATCTATTTACTATCATAAGTAAGTCATAATTTCAACATGGCTACTAAACGCAAACCAAAGAAGATGGTGCGTAAGCGCAGGACTACTAAAGAGCCTGTCTTAACTAAATTAGATTACTGGGCTATTGCAGCCAATGAGGTATATAAGGCTTGCCGTAAGAATGGCATGGATGAGTCTACGGCTTTGGCCTTTGCTATGGATCGTACAAGTTATCCTGATTGGATAGTTGATACTACAGATCCAATAAGGGATCCCCTAGATGATTATGAGGAAGACGATTAAGCGCATAGCGTTTGTATCAGATCTGCAAGTACCTTTTTTTAATGAAAAATCTGTCAAATCAGTAGGCCGCTTTTTAGCCAAGTGGAATCCGCATAGGACTATATGCATTGGTGATGAGATTGATTTACCACAGCTAGGTGGTTTTAATGCTGGCACAATAGATGAGATGGTCGGCAATATAAACGACGATAGAAAACAAACACAAGAAGTCCTAACATACTTAGGCGTAACAGATGTACTAGGAAGTAACCATGGAATCAGACTTTACCGATCAATTAAAAAGCGACTACCATCATTTCTCAACTTACCAGAAATGCAGTATGAGCGTTTTATGGGATATGACAAGCTCGGCATCAAGTTCAGCCCCTTTGGGCTCGATTGGGCGCCAGGCTGGACAGCCGTTCATGGCGACGCTTTCCCTCTTAGCCAAGTACCTGGACAAACGGCCTTAAACGGGGCTAGAAGGCTAGGAAAAAGCGTGGTGTGTGGTCACACCCATAGACTAGGGGTATCGGCCTTTACAGAGGCTTCTAGAGGCCAATTAGGACGTACTGTGTGGGGCGTTGAGGTTGGCAATTTAGTAGATTTAAGCAGTTCAGGCATGGCATATACAAGAGGCTATGCAAACTGGCAACAAGGCTTTGCCGTGGCATACGTGCATGAGCGTAAAGTCCAGGTAATAACAATCCCTATTAATGCAGATGGCAGTTTCATATTTGAAGGCAAACTCTACAAATAACGTTATCAAATCGTTATCAAAATATAGCCCTAAATCATACACAAAGTCATACACAAGTGCCACACTATTTCCATGCCACAAAGCGTGTGCATAGAAAGTAGGGCTACAAATGAATAACATATGGCTAGAAGCTAGACAGGATGGTCTGATATTTTTCTGGATCATGCTAGGTCTAGCAGTTTTAGTTATGATTGTATGGAAAATCAAAGACCAGGCGTTTGAGCGTGGTTACTGGGTCGGTAGATCAGCTGGCTGGAAAGCATCTATCGAGCATAATCAGAAGATCGAGAAACTAAGATCTAGGGCTGTGTTTGATTATGACAAAAACTGAGGATCTATTCAATGAAGTCATTACTACGATCCAACAGCGTGGAAGTGTATATGGACACCCATACTACAACCACCAAAGAATCGCAGGATTATGGTCTGCATATCTTGATCACCCAATCACAGCACACCAAGCTGCTTTATGTATGGCGTTGGTCAAGGTTTCTAGGCTTACTGAAACTCCAGATCACTACGACTCAGTTAAAGACTTTATCGCCTATGGTTCTATCTATAGGACAGTGCTCGAAGCAGAACAAGACTCTGACTTTGATTGGAGAGAATAATGGCGTTTGACCTAAGCAATTATGAAACTGTTGAAGAAAGACTAGAGAAGTGGTGGAAAGACAATGAAGACGGATCTATACAAACAGAACTTATTAATAGGCCAGGTGCAAATCCAGATGAGTTTGTGTTTGTTGCTAGGTTATACAGAACTACGGCTGATGCGATTCCAGTTGCTACTGGTTGGGCATCGGAAATCCGTACTGGTTCGAGCTTTAATAAGTTTGCTTGTGAGCTGGCAGAATCGTCTGCAATCGGCCGTGCTTTGGCTAACTACATCTATTCGAAAAAAGGTGCAAGACCTAGCCGAGTTGAAATGGAAAGAGTTGCAAACACTGGACAATCATTTACAGTAGAAAACAAGCTAGAAGATCCAGTGCAATGGGGCGAAACCGATTGGACTACAGCCGTGCCAGAAGCACCTAATCCACCGCCTGAATGTGGATGCGCTAAGGGCATGGCACTAAAGAAGGGTCTAAGCAAGACAACCAAGAAGCCGTTTTATGGTTATATCTGTTTAGATAACATTAAAGAGCATGCTATCTGGGCTAAACAAACCAGTACCGGGGCTTGGTACTTTCCAAAGGATAAGGAGTAATCGTGGGCTATATTGCTTTCATAAATGGCCGTGGTGTCCACGTTGTCATGGATGATAATGGGGTGCATTTAGAGCAATCTGTTATTAAATGTGAAATCTGTGATGATGACCGAGTATTTAAGGATGGCACGTGCTTTAGATGCCATGAGTTGATTAATCGTGACTAATTACACGCAGTTTAAGTGCAACGGATGTAAGCGTAATACTGAGTTCTTATGGCTTGACTCTGAGGATCTGCCAGAAGGATTTAGACTCTACCAATGCACTAGCTGCGGTTGCGTGGGAATCAAGAATATAGTTGAAGCTTTGCATATTCCAGACTCGGACATATGCAGATGTGATAAGTGTGGTGGTTGGAAGTTTGAATCCGTGGTCTGCCACACTTGCCAGTTGATTGGAGCAAAGTAATGCCAACATATGAGTTTAGCTGTAATGAGTGCGGCACCTTTGGCTCTACATTTAGATCATTTACCGAGGATGTGCCTACTATGGATTGTCCTAAATGTAATACATTAATGACCAGGCTGTATTCAGCACCTGGGTTAGTGTTTAAGGGTAAGGGCTGGGGTAGTAAGCCATGAATTTATGTGGCTGCGGTAATCGTTTGAGTTCTAAAGGTAGGGATCATAGAGGTATCAAACGTTATCGAAGAATGTGCCATCAATGTCGTACTAAGAAATATGCTATACATAAAAAAAGTTATTGTGAAATATGTGGGTTTATACCTGTTTGGCTAGGTCAGTTAGATGTAGATCATATTGATGGAAATAATCAAAACAATGATAAAGAAAATCTACAAACTTTGTGCGCTAACTGCCACAGGCTTAAAACTTACAATAATAAAGATTTCTACAATAAATTGTTTAATGACCACAAAGATCAATTAGCTTTGTTTGAAGAGTTAGCATGAACGAGATTGGCTACGATCAAACATGGCAAGAGGGCGATGATCTACGTTATCAATGTAAATACATTGTGATCTAAATCACTGTCCACATAGTGAGATGATTTTACTATCTACGCATAAGGGGGTTGCATGATCGTGCTAGGCTCTAGAAAGCATTCGCTCTCAAAGCGAAAGGCTGAGCCGCCAGGGGCTAGGCTCGGTAGGTGCTGGCTATTAGGGTCAGCTCTATGTATTTGCATTACATTTGCTTTGTTGATAGATGAATCTGTTGCAAAAGACAAACCTACACATTACAAACAATATGCATTTATTCAGTTAAATCATTCATTCACAGAGTTTTACTGTTTAGATGAGTTATATCATAAAGAAAGCAGATGGAATCCTAAAGCTAAGAATGGCTCACACTATGGCATACCTCAAGGTAGATCTAAGTATCTCAGTAAAGTAAATGGATATAAGCAGGTAGAGTGGGGTATTGCATATAACATCAATCGTTATGGTTCAATGTGTAAAGCATTAGATCACTTTAAGCGTAAGGGATGGCATTGAGTAAAGAAGCTTTAGGTAGTGGTAAGTGGAAGAAGCTACGCATTACAGTATTAGATCGTGATGGTTGGATCTGTGCTATATGTGGTGGAGTAGCAGATACAGTAGATCATATCTATCCACGTGTAAAAGGTGGTGACATGTGGGCATTGGATAACTTGCAGTGTCTATGTAAGTCATGTAATAGCCGTAAAGGTGGGCGTTTTTTTAGCCACAAGGCGACCCCCCCTGTCTTTCTGAAACCTTCTCTCCCTGAAACCACCAGCACAGTGCCAGATTCACCTTTTAATAAACCAGATACGCTGGACTTTGATGCAAAGTAATACTGAATCAAGCCAGATCAAACGAGGGGTCGGGCTAATTGGCAGCACCGAGCCCAGAATCCACACGCCACTACTAAAAGGCAACAGCAAAGTAGATGAAGTTGCTGATCTAGCTGAGAAAATAGGTTTACCTTTAATTCCCTGGCAACGTTTTGTATTACAGGATCTTTTATCTACAGATGAATCCGATAACTGGCGCAAAAAGACAGCTCTAGTATTAGTAGCACGTCAAAACGGCAAAACACACTTAGCACGTATGCTCATATTGAGCCATCTATTCTTATGGGGTTCTAAGAATGTCCTGGGCATGTCATCTAATCGAAATATGGCATTAGATACATTTAGGCAGGTTGCATACACAATAGAAGATAATCAATTCTTAAAAGATCAGGTAAGGCAGATACGCCTGGCTAATGGTCAAGAATCTATTAGCTTACTTAATGGTGCTAGGTATGAGATAGCCGCAGCTACTAGAGATGCGCCACGTGGTAAGACCGCAGATTTCTTGTACATTGATGAATTACGTGAATGGTCAGAAGAAGCCTTTACAGCTGCATTGCCAGTAACACGTGCAAGACCTAACTCAATGACTTTAATGACAAGTAACGCAGGTGATGGCTTTAGTACAGTGCTAAATGATCTAGTAGAGCGTTGCAAGTCTTATCCACCAGAAAATCTAGGATATTACGAATATAGCGCACCGCAACATTGCAAAATACATGATAAGAAAGCCTGGGCTATGGCAAACCCCGCACTCGGCCATTTAATCACTGAGCAAACACTGGAAGAAAGCGTAAGTACAAACAGTATAGAAGCTACACGTACTGAAATGCTTTGCCAATGGGTAGATAGCACACAAAGTCCGTGGGTATATGGATCTATTGAAGCATGTAGTGATAGCACGTTAGAAATCCCTGTCGGCCCTCAGACTATAATGGCCTTTGATATTGCACCTACTAGAAGATCTGGCGCTTTGGTTATGGGTCAGATAAAAGATGGGAAAGTAGCTGTAGGACTTGCACAGCTTTGGCATAGTGATATAGCCATAGATGAAGTTAAGATGGCAAGTGACATAAATGAGTGGGCAAGAAAGTATCACCCACATATAATCTGTTTTGACAAGTACGCCACACAAACAATAGCCACAAAATTAGAACAAAGCGGATGGCGTATGCAAGATGTAAGTGGCCAGGCATTTTACCAGGCATGCTCGGACTTAGCAGATGGTTTAGCCAATAACCGAATAGTCCATTCTGGACAGGCTGATTTAGTACAGCACCTAAATAACTGCGCTGCTAAAACAAATGATGCTGGCTGGCGCATTATTAGGCGTAAGTCGGCTGGTGATGTTACAGCTGCAATATCTTTGGCTATGGTCGTATCAGAATTAACAAAACCACAAAAAACAGCGCAAATCTTTGTCTAACTTGCACCATTAGTCCGTTTTATGGTATAAAGTATATCTATGGGTCTATTGTCTGCTTTGGGTATAAATAAAAAAACTGAATCCGTACAAGCGCAATACGCCCCTGCCATTATGGACACAGCCTACGGCTATGGTTCATTTACAACAGGTGTCGGTAATTTCCCTGGTGGATTAGATCGTAATTTTGCAATGCAAGTACCTGCCGTTTCACGTTGCAGAAATCTTATAGCTGGTGTAGTTTCCTACTTGCCATTGAAGCTTTACAAAAAGTCAAATGGTGAGGAGTTGGGGAACCCTCTTTGGATAGATCAACCAGACTATCGGCAGCCTAGATCCGTCACCATATCCTGGACCGTCGATAGTCTTCTATTTTACGGTGTTGCATATTGGCGAGTAACAGAATTATATGCAGATGATTTAAGACCATCACGTTTTGAGTGGGTGGCAAACAATAGAGTTACATTTACTACAAATAAGTTTGGCACAGAAGTTAATGAATATTATGTAGATGGGGTTTTAGCGCCAATGTCCGGTATTGGTTCTCTTATCACATTCCAAGGATTAACACAAGGTGTATTACAAACTGCAGCACGTACAATTCAAAGCGCTTTAGATATTGAGAAAGCCGCAGCTGTATCCGCACAAACACCAATGCCAAGTGGATATATTAAAAACACTGGCGCAGATTTACCAGAGCAACAAGTATCTGGATTATTAGCACAATGGAAACAAAGCCGTCTAAATAGATCTACAGCATATTTAACATCTACGTTATCTTATGAAACTACAGGATTTAGTCCTAAAGACATGATGTATAACGAAGCGCAACAATATTTAGCCACACAAATTGCACGTGCTATGAACGTACCTGCATATTACATAAGTGCCGATATGAATAACAGCATGACTTACCAAAATATTATTGATGGTCGCAAAGAGTTTGTAGCCTATTCACTACAGCCGTTTATTTGTGCTATTGAAGATCGTTTAAGCATGGATGATATTACTCCACGTGGTCATGTAGTTAAGTTTGCTATAGAAGAATCTTTCTTAAGAGCTGACACAATGAAACGCCTAGAGGCATTAGAAAAAATGATTAATCTAGGTTTAATTGACGTTGAAGAAGCAAAAGAAATGGAACAAATGACACCTAACGGAAGAGAAACAGAAGATGAAACTTACATTCAGTAGCCACGTAGAAGCTGCCGATACAGAGCGCAGAGTTATTGCTGGCAAGATCGTACCTTTTGAAGAGGTAGGCAATACTTCCGTAGGTAAGGTCGTATTCGCTAAAGGCTCAATAGAGATAGGCGATCCAGGCAAAGTTAAGATGCTTATGCAACATTCACTAGAGCGCCCAATAGGTCGCATGCAAAAGTTTAATCAAGCAGAAGATGGCATCTACGCTTCATTCAAGATTAGTGCATCTATGCAAGGTCAAGATGCTTTAATCCTTGCTGGCGAGCAATTAATTGATGGTTTATCTGTTGGTGTAGACGTAAACAAGTCTGTACAGAAAAAAGATTATTTATATGTAACCAGTGCAACACTAAGAGAGGTTAGCCTGGTAGAAAGCCCAGCGTTTACAGCTGCGCAAGTAACTAAAGTTGCTGCTAGTGAAAACGAAGCAGAGGACACAAACCAAACAACAGAAAGCGAGGCTCCTGTGGAAGATTTAGCAACAGCGCCACAAGAAGCAAAGGCAGAGGCTGCTACTCCTACAG